TACAGGTCTACAAGAAGCCGTGGGTAGGGCTGACGGATGAGGAGTTGCTGCACATAGGTGTTGCAACGGGGCTGGAGCGTGCGGCAGTAGAAATGATTTCAAACAAACTCAAGGAGAAAAATAATGGATAACGACTCTATGGAAACCTTATTGAAACAAAATATGGTCGGGATATTAAGCGGTAGAGAAATTACTTTGGGGCGTTACCCTGAGCCGCCTCATAGGATTGGTTGGGTTTGGAAAGACACAGGACTACCCCCTACTGACGAAGAAATGGAAGTTGCCCTCAAGGAGAAGAACAATGGATGAAGCCGCAGTAGAAAAGGCATACAACCTACTTGCCATGCACCACAGCGAACTGCTACTGGAAAATCAACGGCTGCGTGAGCAGATGCGGAACACCAGCATATGGCGCATTTTGAAGCTACGTTGGAGCAACATGTTCAGGAGAAACTAGTATGACTAACAGACGCGGATTCTTGGGGTCAATATTTGCGGCAGCAGCAGCCCCTGCCATTGTGCGAGCAGAGTCCTTGATGAAAATCTATGTGCCGCCGCAGGAGATTGCGTATGAAACATTGGGGCCGTACGACATAAACAGCTACACATACAGAAATGGGTCAACCATTCTTACACGGCAGCAAATCATTGAACAGATGCTTCCCGAACTAAACAAACTTTTTAATATTGAGTACAGCAAATATGAAAAAGCCGTATGAACACAAAGCCCCGCTTGTCCGCAAATTGTTGAAAGCAAACATAGAAGGTCTGACAGCAAAAGAGATAAGCGCACAGTTGGGGGCAGAGGAACGGCACATCTACAGAGTGTTGAACAAAATGCCTGACGCATACATTGTTGGTTGGGCTGAAGGTAGGTATGTAACCGCTAAGTGGCGCGTAGCGTATGTCCCTCCCCATTGCCCACCGCCGCCAAAGAAAGGTAAAAAAACTACGCAAGAAAGGAAAAAACGCCTATTGAAAATTGACTTATCATCTTAATGTACGCACCCCTTTAATTCTTTAGAAAGACAATCATGGCTAAACGATCACAAACATCAATCCGTGTCATTAATTACATGTCAGCACACCCTGAAGCGAAATCTTCAGAAATTGCCAAGAAGTTTGGTATCAGCGTGCAGCATGTCTACGTGATTCGGCATTCTCTGCGTAAGAAAGCGGCGCTCATTGGCGCGGCTAAAGTTGCGAAACCAAAGCTTCGGATGCAACCTACGCATAAAGAACTACCCATCACTATGGAAGAACCCAAGGCAGACATGGTCAACAACCCGCCCCACTACAAGGTAGGCGGTATTGAAGTCATTGACTACATCAAGGCCAAGCTTACGCCTGAAGAATTCCGTGGTTACTTGAAAGGCAACATGCTGAAGTACACAAGCCGAGCAGGGCATAAAGACGATGCCGTGGAAGATATCGGCAAGCTAGTGTGGTACGCCAACAAGCTGCAAGAAACCAATGCGTTTAATCACGCTTGATTTCGAGACGTACTACACCGACTCAGACCTTGGGTTCAAAAAGCAGACTACTGAAGAGTATGTCCGCGACCCTCGGTTTGAGGTCATCGGTGTGTCTGTACAAGTAGAGGACGGGGAGCCTGTTTGGTTTTCAGGCACCCGTGAACAGATACGTAAGCATCTAAAACAATTTAACTGGAAGGAGAGCGCCGTTCTAGCACACAACATGCTGTTCGATGGCGCGATTCTGAGTTGGATTTTCAACATCAAGCCGATGGTCTTGATGGACACCCTGTGCATGGCACGGGCTGTACACGGCGTTGAAGTAGGCGGCTCCCTAGCTGCCCTGACGGAGCGCTATGAACTTGGCAAGAAAGGCGACGAGGTCGTCAAGGCCATCAATAAGACACGCGCAGAATTCACTCCCGAAGAACTTGCGCTGTACGGCGAGTACTGCAAGAACGATGTGCGGCTGACATACAAGCTGTTTCTGTGCATGCTCCCCAACTTTGACCAAGACGAGTTAAAGCTGATAGACATGACGTTGCGCATGTTCACCGACCCGATGTTGTATGTTGACCAAGATACCTTGCGGGAACGGTTCGATGACTTGGTGCAAGAAAAGACTACGCTACTCTCATCTCTAATGAGCGACCTCGAATGCTCCACGGAGGAGGAAGTCCGTGAGAAGATTTCTAGCAATCCCAAATTCGCAAAGGTACTGGAGAAGTTCAACATCCCTGTACCGATGAAGATGAGCGAGAAGCAGAAGAAAGAAATCCCTGCCCTAGCCAAGAAGGACGAAGGGTTCATTGCGCTTACCGAGCACGAGGACTCTTTTGTTCAACACCTATGCGCTGTGCGCTTGGGGACCAAGTCAACGCTTGAAGAGAAACGGCTTGAGCGCTTCATGGCTATTGGCATCCGCAACAAGGGGCGACTGCCTATCCCGTTGAAATATTACGGCGCGCATACAGGGCGCTGGTCAGGTACAGACAAGGTCAACTTTCAGAACTTGCCTAGCCGAGACGCAAAGAAGAAGGCACTGAAGAAGGCCATTGTGCCGCCCGAAGGTCACAAGGTAATCAACTCAGACTCTTCACAGATTGAAGCGCGCGTGCTTGCGTGGTTGGCAGGGCAAGATGACCTAGTCAAACTGTTTGCAGATGGCGAAGATGTGTACTCGGTGTTTGCCTCCGAGGTCTACAAGCGGAAGATAACGAAAGCTGACCCGTTAGAACGCTTTGTGGGTAAGACATGCATTTTGGGATTGGGCTATGGCACAGGGGCCACAAAGCTACAACTCACCCTAGCAACATCCCAACCTATCAGCGTCAAGCTTACAGACGCAGAAAGCAAAGACATTGTTATGTTTTATAGGGACAAGAACGGTAAGATACCCGACCTATGGAATGACGGGGACAGCATGCTGTCTGCCATGATGAACGGCAACATAAAGAAGCCTATCCAGTTTGGTAAGCACGGGTGTGTCTTTTACGACAACGACGGCATCATCCTGCCCAATGGTCTACGCATCCACTACCCCAACTTGCGGCGCATGGAGAAGGACGGGAAGTCGCAGGTAGTTTACGATTCACGGAGGGGTGAAGTCTCAATTTGGGGCGGTACTGTCGTGGAGAACGTGGTGCAAGCCTTGGCGCGAATCGTTGTAGGCAAGCAGATGATTGCCATCGCTGAAAGGTATAGAGTAGCTTTGACTGTGCATGACGCCGCCGTGGTAGTCGTCGAAAACGACGATGTAGACGAGGCTGTCAAGTACATCACTGAGGTGATGCATACGCCACCCGATTGGGCTACAGGACTTCCGGTTGCTTGCGAAGCAAAAGTAGGTGCAACCTACGGCGATTGCTGATAATATTCACATTTCTAAACCACTTGTGAAAATCAGTTATGCAAACACACGAAGTCAAATGGTCGTTCTCTAGTCTCAAAGACTACATCAACTGCCCCCGTCAGTACCAAGAAATAAAAGTACTGAAGAACTACACCAAGTTCCCTACCGCCGAGATGCGCTACGGCACAGAAGTGCATAAGGCCATCGAAGATTACGTGGGTGAGGGTAAACCCTTAGCTGCCAACTACGAGCGCTTTGCCGAGCAGCTTCAACCGCTGATAGACATGGAAGGCGAGAAGTACCCCGAACTGCGTATGGCAGTCGGGTTTGACCGCAAGCCGTGCAAGTGGGGGGAGTACTGGGTGCGCGGGATTGCAGACTTGGTTGTTCTCAACGGCGATACCGCATTCATCGTTGACTACAAAACAGGCAGTAGTAAATACCCTGACCCAAAACAATTACAGCTGATGGCCTTGATGGCCTTTGCGCATTTCCCCCAAGTCAACCATGTGAAGGCCGGTCTGCTGTTTGTGATGCATGAGCACTTCTTCACGTTTGAATACGCCCGTGCTGATGAAGAAAAGCTATGGCAGGACTTCTATCCCCACCTTGAGCGCCTCCGCTTGTCGCATGAGAACGGTGTATGGCAAGAAAATCCTACGGCGTTATGCGGATGGTGTCCCGTAAAGCGATGCCAGTTTTATAAGGATAAGTAATGGAAAACCCTAAGTTGATAGACTACGCCTATCCTATGATGATGGCTGAAAAAGCCTTGAAAAAAGCCCATGACTACCTGCTGGACGGGGACTATGCATTGGCCCTAGACCAGCTTAAACTAGCTATGGTCGAGACCCGCGCCGCGAGTGTGGCGACCCTTCATATGCAGGAGAAAAGCAATGCCCTACGTCAATAAGCCAAGGCCGTACAAGAAAGAGTACGAGCAGCAGAAAGAGCGGGGCGAACTGCCCAACCGCATGGAGCGTCAGCGCGCACGGCGCAAGCTGGACAAAGAGGGCGTTGACCGCACGGGCAAAGACGTAGCGCATGTCAAGGCGCTCTCCAAAGGCGGCTCCAACAAAAACGGAGTCAAGCTTCAGTCCCCCCACAAGAACCGTTCTTTTGCCCGAAACTCAGACGGGTCGATGAAATAAAGTGTAAAGTTAGGGTTAACCACTACTTGACTAATACGGTGGTGACCCCATAATACGGATACCGAAGCAGTTTTTTCGATTTTCGCACTTCGGTCGGGCATAAGGCATGAGTGGCTCGTTAGGCTAAAGCATTGCGGCTAAAACCATAGTCAATTGATCGACAGTACCGTGACGTGACTTTCGCGCTCCCGCTCCGCTGTGACAGGGTCAATCGTGCAGGGCGTACCCCTGCACGTTAAGCAGTTTCAATTCAGTCTAGGAGTGTGAGTGGATATCATCAACAACGTAGCTGTGCGCTTTGTATGTCC